CTAGGAACACCAAATACTAAAGCTATATCTCTAGCTGTCATATTCTTCATCTGAATAAAATCCATGTCTTTAGGTGATAATCCCATTTCCTTAAAATCAAAGTCACCTTCTAACAACATTGTGCGACCAGCATTGTTAGTGCCATTAAATCTAAGCTCTAAGTCTGACATTAACTGCTGTCTTTGTCCTTCTGTAAGCTGAACTGACATCCCACTCTCATCTTTTGGTTTAAAGATAACTGCTCCAGATGGTCTTGCACCATTGGCTAGTAGATTGTAGTTGTGTTTTGCTGACATATTGTGTTGGTCTACATCTACTGCTCCAGCAGATAAAGGTGACAATCCATAATAATCATCTTGTGGATGCCATGTTTTAAAATGTTTGACTTCAGATGCACCAGTATCTGGGTCTGCATCCCAGCTTTCTACTACCTTACCATTTAACATATACTCATAAGCATCTGGTATTCTGGTTTTGCTTGGCTTTATTCTCATTCTGTCTGGTCTTAATATGTGAAGCTCTCTTGGCTGTCCACTTACCATTGTTTTTAGAACATAACTGTTACCAGCTAATAAGAGATGGCTGTAAACAGCTTGAAAGAACTCAACACCAGCAAATTGTGGTGATGGTCTATTTAACAAGTCTATTAATGGGTGATTATCTAATTCTATATCACCATCAAATACTTTAAATGGTACTGATGATGCTCCTTGAGCTATCTCATTGACACAACGAAATACAACTGCATTCTGTAAATAACCTTCTTTAGCAAAATCCTCATACTTATCTTTACTTGTGTAAGCACCAGAAACATTATTGTACATAACCACTGGCGATTGTTTTGTTTGAATTTTTTGTGGCTGTGGAACAAATACATTTTTTACTCTATCAAATATGCTCATTAACTGACTCTCCAATATATGTTACCAGAACTTGTCATTAGTTCTGTCAATGCCCAAACTAAGGCATCTAATCTATCTGGTGAGTTGCTACCCCCAGCATAAGTACATAGCTGGTCTTCTAATGAAGCCAAAGAGCCAACATGACTTACCCTTCCTTGTTCATATAAAGCCACTATCGGTTCTGCCCTAACAAGTTTACCCCTTGATGCTTGGACTTTTTTATAAGCTATCTTATCATCTATAGTTCTTAACAGCTTTTCTACTAAATCACCACCATTATTTGTTTCTGCAACAATTCTATCTGCATTATGTAAGTAATATAAGTCTATCGCCTTTTTAAGCCACTTGTCTGGTGATGTTTTGATTGTTCCGTCTTCTAATACATAAAACCTTTTATCTATCCCTCTACCAGCTACAATGATGCCTGTCTCATCACTATTGTCTGATGATGTTACTGCTGGGTCTAATGCAACAACAATTCTAGCCATTTCTGGTAAATCTTCTTTATGTATCCGATGATTTTCAAACATACTATAAGACCATAAAGCACCCTCAATATCATCTAATACTTCTGCATAAAGTTCTTGTCTTCCAAGTCTAGTGCCTTCATATAGCTCTCTATATTGTTCTAAAGCTGATGGTGCAAGATTATCTTCATTTTCGTAAGTAGAACCCCTAGTGACATAAACATCCTTGTACATTCTCTTTAAAAGACCTTGTATTAGTTTAGTTGGTCTCGGTGTTGTTGTAATAATTGCTCTTGGCTTCTGTCCAAGTCTCAAACCAAACATAAGCTGGTCAAATGCATCTGCATATCTCCATGATGCTAACTCGTCTAACCAAGCTCTATGAAACTGACTACCTCTTAATCTATTAGGCTGTTCTGCACTAAAGCCTACAATTTTACTTCCATTATACAAATGAACCTCTGATGTACTTCTATTATAAGAAGCATAATCATTATTTTTTAAACATCCTTGTGGTATTAACTCCATAATTCCACTAACACCTTCAAAACAAACTCTTCTCAAGTCTCCAGCAGTAGGTGCTATTACAGCATTAATAGTATTTTCATATTTGAGTGCATGATTTATTAAGTCTGAAGCACCAGTTCTTGTCTTACCCCAACCTCTACCAGCTAATATTAGCCAAACATTCCAATCACCTACTGGTGTTTGTTGCTTTGACCTAGAAGTTGCATAGTACTCAATGTACTTTTTGTTTGCTATTGCTTCCGTTTCTGATGATTTCGTCAATAAGCTCGAAAGTCTCTCGTACTGTTGACTTGTTACTGATGCTGGTATTTTCAGTTGTTTCTCCAAGTGCTAACCTTCCTACTTTCTGGCAAGTCTGTAATGCCATACCTAATGAATACAAAGAAGATGGGTTTAACATAGGTTTTTGTTCACCTTCTTCTCTTTTCTTTTCTGATAAATTTAAAACAGATACTATCTCATCCTGTAATCTTTTAGCTATTGAAAGATTATTATTATCGAAATCTTTATTATCTTTTATTAATTGCTTTTGTTTTGCATGGTCTATGTCTTGTTGTAGCTTTTCAGTAAACTTTACCCTTTGCTCTTTCCAGTTTTCTTTACTAGACCTTCTGAATAATGTGATAGCTGGTATTTTATATTGCCTAGATAATTCTTCAATGCTTGGATAGTCTCTTCCATCTGGTGTTTCGACTCCTACTACATAAGCCTGTCTTATCTTTTCTATAATTTCTGCTGTTGCTTTTGCCATATTTCAATAATTAGTTTAAAATTTAACAATCATCAATGTTTTTTTATCACTGTTTTATCATAGATTAATCAATATTTCACTAATTCTAATAAAAAAAACCTCTTTTAAAGCCTTACAATGGGGTGCAATGATAGTCTTCTGTATGATTATACCCTAGTTTTCCATAGATTTTGCTACTTCTAATGCCTGTCCAACTGGCGATGCAAAGCTCCCATCCTCATTTTTGCAACAGCTTTCTGATAGTTCAGATAGTTCAATACCATTCTGTAATGCGAT